TGATGAGTGGCAAGATCTCCAGGAAAAGGTGGAGGACCAATGGCGGGAGAAGAACAAAAAGTATCGGATCAGCAAGATTGACGAGGCTGATCCAGACGAGATAGCGGCCATCGTGGCGGGGGTTGAGGCGGTGTGCGAGTATCACAACGTCGGGCACGTGGTAGACCACCCCGCCGTGCCTCGACGCCGGCGGATGGGATCTCCTCCGCTACACAAGTGGCGAGACGTGACGGTCCGTAGCCTGTTCTGCCTTCGGATCCGGGTGGACGACCGGGATGATCGACTTGACCAAGACGCCGATGTCGACATGTTCGTCAATGTCAACAGGACGGCAGATATCCGGGACGCAGTTGTCGAGATCGAGCGTCGGGCCAAAGACCCCACGGCACTCTTGCGGGACCTGTGGGCCGTGGAGGTCTGGAAGTTGCTGGAGGAAAATGACGTACGGCCGGGCGAAGCTCAATGGGATAAGGTCGAGGCATTCCTGAAGGATCAGCACCCTGACTTGCCCGCTGGCGTGCTGGTGCGGGATGCCTCGGGGACCCTGTCGGTCGAGCAGGGCGACGACACCTCTAAGTCTCCGGTCCGGCTCCTCCGGTGGACCGATCCAGACCCCGTGCCATTTCACTCGGGGGATAATCCGGTGGAGGTGGCCCGCCTGATCAAAGAGCTAAAGTTCTTGGCGGACGACCATTACTGGAAGGTCACGCAGCCGGCCGTGGTGGCAATCACGCTTGATGTACACCAGCGGGGCATGCCGATTGGCGACTCCGATGCCCTCATCGCCCTGTACGCTTGCATCCGCCGAGTGCTCAGCTTGGGTCACAGCACTGCCGAACTGGATCAAGCACTGGCGGCGTTCAATCCGGACCTGCCGATCCCGTGGCGGCGGGTCTTTACCGGCAAGCCGCCGAGACCAGAGAATAAAGCATAGAGCAGGGGAGGGGGCCGGAGAAATCCCCGGCCCCTATCGTCACGTCTGGAGCAACTCCGCAATGCAGTCCGGATCCTGGGCGATGAGCTATTTGAATTTTGCCAGACCGGAACATGGTCTGAAATTATGCCACCAGTTCAATCCCACCAATTCAATCCAAGGAGTTCATTGATGTTTGGTACTGTTGTTGAAACCCCACCGGCCACAACCATGCGGCCCATCGAACTCGTCTTGTTGATCAATGCGACGACCCTCGGGAGCCAGCACTTCCTCGTTAGCGACGCATTGTTTGATGGCATGTGCCAACAAGTCCGGAAGGATGCAGATGGCAACGTCGACGTGATCAAACAGGGTTTCGCCCATTTGGTCGCCACCATCATCAACACGGTCACTGCGGGTCAAAATCCGGAGGACGATCTCGTCATGATGGCAATCACGTGCGGGGCCGTGCTCCACGGCACTCCGGCTCCCGAGAACCGGACATATTTGTTGCGGATCCAGCTTGATGGCCAGCACGAATGTCTCTGCATGGACGAGTCGATAAAGGAAGGGTTGGATACATCCGAAGGGGCCTGGAAACTGTGGCACCGGACCCAGGAAATGGTCGATCTTGCGGTCGCCGAGGCCAAGGGATCGGCTTGACACGGGGGGCCGGGAAATTTCCCGGCCCTATGTCAACAGGGCCGCTATGTGGTCGGGATCCCGGTCGATTACCCGGAGGTAGGCCCTGGCGGCGGCGTCGGGCTGCCGGCGACCTTGCTCCCAGTCGCGGACGGTGGTGTACGGGATCTGATAGCGGACGGCGAAGTCCTCCTGCCGGAGCCAGAGCCTCAGGCGGAGGTCGGTGAGGGTCTGGGGATCGAAGGGGGCGGGATCGGTGTCGGTCTTCATGCTGATATCTCGCATTTAGCTAAATAGTACGGCTCAGCCGTATTTAGCTGAAGCGGAAATTCATCATGAGGAACAAGACATGACTTACGCTGATACACCCCGCGAAATCGAGCACCGCCGGGGCATGACCCAGGACCTGGGCAATGTGATCCAGATGATGGTCTGGGACCGGACCGGTGACCGGGAACTCCACGTCGAAATCGACCCGGACAATCTCGACCTATACTTCAGCCATCCCTACCTGCCGGGCGGCTGGATCATGCCGCTATCGACGACGTTGGACGACCTGCTGTCCCGCGTCGACTCCCTGATGCAGTCGATCCGGGACCGGAGTGTCATGTCGAGTTGGTATGCCGGTGTCGTCGGGGACCTGCTGAAATCGCGGACCTGATGAGATCCTGACCTCAGGCGACGCCCCGGCGGCCGTCGCCCCTGGGGTAAATACCTGCTGGTCAGACCAGCAGGTATACCATCGGGCATGAAACTACTCATTCTTGAGGATTACCTCCTTGTGGCATGGGCCTTGCGGCAGCTTGTCACCATGGATTTGAATCACGTGGTGACTGGCATTGCGACCAATCCCGCGGCGGCTCTCCGGCTGGCTCTCGATACTGATCCGGATCTCGCTCTGGTCGACATCAGGCTGGAAAACAACACGAGCGGCGTTGACGCCGCTCGCGACCTGTGGCTGACGTGCGGGGTCCCGAGTGTTTTTCTCACGGCATATCGAAATGACGCGATACCGGTTCCCGGTGCGGTCGGCTGCCTGCTGAAGCCATATAATCAGGCCGATATTCGGCTGATGCTCGACGCGGCTGAGGTCATACTAGCTGGCGGTCGACCGGATCCCAGCCGGCTGCCGGGTCAGTTCATCCTGTATGGTCCGCTGGATGCTCGGAATGATGATGATCGGGGACGTGGTCATGATGGCATGAGACCGGAGCCTGATGCCGAGATCCTGTCCGACGTGGACTGAGTCCGATCCCATGTCCTATGGAACGACGCCGCCTCCTGGCGGCGGAGCCTCGCATATTGCCATGCCGACATGGAGATCCTGCCGATGTCGGGATCCTGATTCCTGTCCATGGTTTGAATTCGGGGGAGGACTCCGTGTGACTGGATGGCCCAATGCTTCGCTTCGCTCGCATCGGTCCAGCCGATCAATCAATTGGTCATTCGCTTCGCTCATTCCCAATTGATTTCCGGCTTTTCTCTCTCCTCTTGATCTGAACCAGAGTCACACTGAAGCTTGATCTAAACTTGATCTGGCATGCACGAGGGAAGGACACACTTAGCCCGTGAAAGGGCCAAGTGTGTTTTTCGACATGACGGCGGTGACATGCAGTCGGTCGGACACGTGCGAGCAGCAACTCATGAGGCAGCGATTTCTCGGTTCACTCATGGGTCCAGGCGGTTAGGCGGTACCTGTCATTACGCTGAGACTTTCCCCCGAGGGGGCCAACGGCGGGACCAATGGGCTTTCGCACGCTCCCCATTGATCCGTCCCGGTTGAAGTGCGGCCAGAGCCGGGATCGTTGATTTGGATTGTTATTTAGAGACGGTCCATAGACGTTGGATCCAAGCACTACAATGCATGAAGGATCTGCGATCTCCGTCTAGTGTGACCCCCGCCACTGATGCCAAACGCCGGTCCTGTATTCCGGGGGCCTTTTCTCGGAAGCGGATGGGTATCCGCCTGGGGTCTATGAATGTCGTATCTATTTAGCCGCTCGGATCATTCGAGGTCGATATTCCAGTCGTTTTGGCAGATTTGGGGAAGAGTGGTCGAGCAGCGACTGACCAACGGCCGGGAGGCCAGCGGGAGGCCGGCGGGAGGGAGCGTGATGGACTGGTGGTCGAGGTCTTGGTCGAGCATCGGATCCAGCAGCGGGCTCAGCAGCGACCGACCGGCAGGTCGGTCGCGTGATGCACGTTTGGTCCCGAGTCGCACCCGAGTCGGGCTCGATTTGTTCCCTACGGCGGCATCGCACGGATGTTCGGCGAAAAAAAGCTTCTACCTTGACGTGAACATCTTTCTCAGTTCCGGAAAAGCTCCCGGCAACCTCCTGATGTGATCTTGGCACAGGGAGTTATGTGTCAGAAAAACAGAGAGATTGTGCCAGAAACCAAGATTTTCCCGTCGAAATCCCAGGCGGCTCCTCGATCTGTTCGCCCAACAGAAGCCTGCCAAATTTTCAGACAGAAATTGTACCGAATTCTGTGTCATGATGTATTAGGGCACAGAACTCGGTACATTTCGGACACTACCTTGAGATGTTAGGTCAGTTTTGACACTAATCATGTGTCAAGCTGATCTCTTGACCCTTTCGTTCCAGACAAGATAGTAAGAAGCACCGCCGGCAAGGGCGGTGCTTCTCTACTGAAAAGGAAACGAATTTTGTTCAGCAAGGTAATCTGCCCATGTGGTTGGGCTCATCTGGTCGAGGCAATCGCAAGGCTGTTGGACGCAGTCACGCCATTGCTCGACCTGCTGCTGAGAAGCTTCTGAGAACAGGAGCCTTCCACAGCTAACCTCCGCAACTAACCCCGTGGCTGGATCCCACGGGGTCTTTCCCGAAAGTTAGTCGTATGAAGTCATAAAGGCATGCTAGATACAATGCAAGGCAAAGATAATTCATGCCAGAAAACGTGAAAAGCGGACATATTTGGGCTGGAAGGCGTCGGTATACGAGAATCAAACAGTTGTTTGATTAGTAATATCAAATGAAACCTTTTTTAGCCGGTCGAGCAGGCGGCTGACTTGGACGGCTTGCCACGTGCCTTCGCCTCTGCTGGTCGCGATCTGACGGCGGCTCAGTTCGTTGGCGATGCCTGCCAAGCTGGTGATCCCGTTGTCTTGGATCTGGCGGATGACCGGCAGGACCTCGACGGCGTGGCGGTCCGCCGCTGCTGCCCTCACCTCCAGCGATTTCATCCGGGCCTCGTCGATGCTGTCGCTCCCCAACCTCGTGATGGTCCTGCCGCTCCGCGTGACGTACTGGCCCGTCTCCTCGATCCGTGCCTTGGCCCGGCCCAGGGCCGCTCGGGTCCGCTGCGAGATCATCGCCCTTTCCTTCTCCGCAAGGGCGGCGAAGAGGTGCAGCAAAAACGGATCCGCGTCCATCCCTAACTCGGCTGTCACAAACGGAACCCGCTGAACCATCAACCCGGCGATGAACGCCACGTCGCGGCTCAGCCTGTCCAGCTTGGCGACGACGACATATCCTCCAATCCGCCTTGCTTCCTGCATCGCCGCTCGTAGCTCTGGCCGCCGCTCCATCGCGTCGCTGCCCTTGCCAGTCTCGACCTCGACATAGGCTCCGACCAAGGTAACTCCCTCCAGCCGGCAGAACTGCTCGACCACCTCACGCTGGGCGTCGAGGCCCAGTCCGGAGCGGCCCTGACCCTCGGTCGATACGCGGTAATAGGCGATGGCCTGCTTCGGGGTCAGGGTCATGGTCGAGGTCCTCCTGATGGGTCGTTACACTGTAGACTAACGTCTTCAAACGTAAAGCACGCTGCGAACCTACTTAGTCGGAGGTAGGTTCGCTCCACCTTCCGCGTCTTCCTACCTCTTCTCCGTTAATTGACAGGGATCCGGCCCCCGTGGGGTCCGATCAGGCGGGGGGCCGGGGTCGACCCCACCATGCTGCTTTTTGAAATCGCTCCGGGTACCGGTACCGGGGTCCGGCAGCGGCACCAGCAGGATTTTTTTAAAAAGAAGAAGTTCCGCTACCGAAGCTTTTTGAGACGTTCGATCACGCCTTTGACCTCGACCACGCACCTCGCGGCGTTTTCTTCAGTCCAGCATTTGTTTGACGGGATACGATGAAGATTGACGCCTTGGTCGGTCATGAACGCCAGTCGTTCCTGTGCCTCAACCGGCGACTCTCGATGAGTCGTTCTACCGTCCAATTCGACGATGAGGGTGATCCCATCCTGGACGATGACAAAGTCAGGCTCTCTCCGGTGGTCTTTATCATTCCTACGCTGAAGGAAAACCGGCAACGGAGCGAACACAAGACCCGCCTTCTTGGCCGCACGGTAGAACATCACCTCAGGCTCGGATCTGAACAACAAGCCGTCTTCCTGGATTGTAGCAATGTTGGTAGACCTCACCCGACCCTGGTTCGAGACCGTTTCACCGGACAATATCCGGGCCATTTCTGCACGCCAGTCTTTATGGTAATCAAGTTTAGTGTCTAATTTGATGTAAACGCGGCTCCGATCACCGGCAGTCATGCTCTCGATGACCTCGTCCATGACTCGATCAATTCTGTCTTCGACAGATTGCTTGTCGTCCAATCCTGCATAAACATCTACCGGCAGATGGACCCAAATCTGCCAAATATCATCCTGATGCGGGTGACCTTGAGCAGACACTCTGGAATGCGTCAAAAGGCTTGCTTCAGCGATCTGATCTCGCCGAAGCAATAATTTTGCTGTTGCTGCGATTAGCTCATCCAAGTTTTCTTGTTGATTGAACATTGAGAAACCTACCTAGTAATGATGTGGTTTAGTAGTGCGGCGAGCGGCCCTGATAGGGTCAATCAACCTATCGGTATCTCCAATCTTGTTCAACGTTGGCTATCATCGTGGGCTAAATACCCTCACTCCAGGGTGGTGCCCAGTTGCTCCGCCACCTTGGACCGGGCGGGGCAGGGCGGGGAACCCGAACCTGCTCTTGCCCGACCACTCCCGGCCCCGGACGGCTAAATATCCGGTCAACATCCGGAGCAACGCACGATGACCCAGTTCCACGTCGCCATCCCGCTCGACTGGCTCGAACCGCCGTCACCGGGGATCCGGTTGTCGGCATATTCATGGAGCGACGGCGAGATACACTTCATGACATTCCTCGCCGGCCGGGCTGGCGTCGACCATCCATTCGTCAGGTCGGGTCAGTACCTGATTTTCCGGACTGAAGAGGCGGCGTCGACGTTCGTCCGGGCCTGGAACGATTACCTCCAAGGCAAGGACATCGGTCGTCATGAGGATCAGCGATGACCTCCAGTCCAGCCTCGAACCTGCCGGATCCCGTTTCCGACCTCCAGGACACCCTGGAGGAAGTCCTGGAGCGGGAAACCGCTGATGAGGTTGCGGACCTGAATTGGCAGCTTCAGAAGACCCGGCGGGATCTCCAGCGGCTCAGGGAAGAGAACGCCTACCGAGTGACTGAGGTTGCGACCCTAATGAGCAACCCCAGCCGCCTTATCCGATGCAAGGGTGGCCTTGTCCGCTACGATTGCCCTATGGTGGCTTCGCCCCCCGCAATGAACGAGACACCCCGATGACCCCGATCTACACCGAAGACGATGTCCGCGAAATTGTGATGGACGCGATCATCAAATCCCTTAGGGCAATCCAGTCCCGCGACTACATGCCGCCCGACGTGGCGGAGCACATCGAGGACGAGATCGCCGATCTGATGGAGCAAGCCCGGTGATCAGGATCCTGCCGTTGCGGCCGGAAATGCCCTTAGGGCGATGAGAGGCGGGCTACCGCCTTATCGACGGTTCGCAAGAGGAGGCTCGCCAGCATGAGGATCTCCCTGGTCTCGACAGCAGTATAGGGGTTCTTTCCGTGAAATGACAGATTTCTGAATAGGGCGGTTGCACCGTCAAATAGATTGCTCATGCCTTCCCGCTCTGCTTCTTTGGTCCCTGGGCTTTTATCCGCCAAAGGCCCGCTCTTAGAGTGAAACGCCAGACGCACTGCCGGACGGCCGTAAAGGTCGCCATGCTTCTGCTGGAACTCCGGATCCAAGCAAGCACCCTCTCGGAAAGCAATATCCACCTCCTTGTAGGCGTTCATGATTGCTTTGCCGTACTCACCGCTACGGAATTCGACTCCCGACACCTCTGCGATTTTCGGGTGTAAGAGGCTAATTGGGAACTCCGCTGCCCGCTGCCACTCCAAGATCTTTTCATCACTTGCGTCGAGCATGTCCTCACCTTTGCCGGTGAGCATCATAAAGCCTCTATCAGCGTTCCGAGGCTCGCGTGCCCACTTGAAGAAGTTACTCTGATCGAGAATGCTGAAGGCTTCCGTAACGGCGTCTTCAACTTCAGCTTGACGGTCGACAGGGTAAGCATTTGCGATCTGAAGGAGACCGTTCCGGTTGAAATACTCTCCTTGGCGGCTCTTGGCCAGTTCACGAAGGAGATGCATAGCGAGCATATCTTTCCGCATCGACAGAAGCTCTTCAACGGTTTTTATTGTCCGCTGCAAATTGTACATGAAGCCTTACCTGTTCTAGTTCACTGTTCGTTCGTGGCTCCCCCATGTAACGCACTTTCGATCTCTTTCAAGATTAGAGATTAAAATGCCCTAAGGGCATAGATATCCTCGTTCTGATCTCATCAAAGCACCCACCGCAATAAATACCCTGATGGCAACAGGGTATCGAAATGACAACCGCGAAGAAGAAGGTCTGGCACGGCCGACCTAAGGGATCCCCGAACAAGATCAGCAAGGTCCTGGATGAATACATCCGGAACCGACTCCTTCATGAGTCGGATCTGACTCCGCTTGAAGTCATGACAAAAATCATGCGGTCGCACTATCAGGCCCGGAATTACGATCTCGCCCTTGAGGCCGCGACGCGGGCGGCTCCGTATTGGCACCAGAAACGCCCGGCGGCGGTCGAGGTCAGCGGGACCGACGGTGCTGATCTGCTGATCCAGGTGGTGAAATTCGGTGATCCCGCTCCGGTCCCGACCATAGATGCCGATCAGGATCCCGACGATACCGACGCTCTCCTGCCTCATGTCCCGACCTTCACGTTTCCGGAGATCGAGGAAGGGGCAGCGGTCCTCGCCGATGTCACCGGGGACCGGATCAAGATCGCGACCGATCCCGAATGAGCAACGTCATCCGGATCCCTTACGAATGGGAACCCAGGCCGCACCAGCTTGCCCTATGGCAATACCTGGAGAACGGCGGTAAGCGGGCCTGCGTCGTGTGGCACCGTCGCGGCGGCAAGGACTCGACTGCGGGCAACTGGCTCGCCCGTGCGTCGATGACGAGGGTCGGGGTCTATTGGCACATGCTGCCGGAAGCGAGCCAAGGCAGGAAAGCCGTGTGGGAAGGCGTTGATCGAGCGGGCCGCCGGATCATCGATCAGTTCTTCCCGCCGGCACTCCGGGCTTCCACAAGTGATCGCGACATGCGGATCAGGTTGAAAAACGGAAGCGTCTATCAGGTCGTCGGGTCCGACAACTTCGACTCCTTGGTCGGCACCAACCCAGTCGGGATCGTCTTCAGCGAATACAGCCTCGCGAACCCGGCCGCGTGGGACTACCTGCGACCAATCCTGGCGGAGAACGGCGGTTTCGCGGTCTTCGTCTTCACGCCTCGCGGTAAAAATCACGGCTATGAACTGTACGAGATGGCGAAATCCAATCCTGATTGGTTCTGCCAGCGTCTGACAGTCGAGGACACGTGCATTATTCCGCCGGAAGTCATCTCGGCCGAACGAGCGGCCGGGATGTCGGACGACAAGATCCGGCAGGAATTCTATTGCAGTTTCGACGCAGCGATTGTCGGGGCCTACTACGGCTCCCTCATGACCGATGCCGAAGATACCGGCCGGATCACACAGGTCCCGTACGACCCGGCGATACCGGTCGAGACTTGGTGGGATTTGGGCGTCAGAGATAGCACGACCATCTGGTTCGCCCAACGAACTGGAAACCAGATCAGGCTGATCGACTACTACGAGAACAGCGGGCAGGGCCTCTCGCATTACATCAAGCACCTCCAGGACCTGCCCTACGTCTACAGCCGTCACGTCGCCCCGCATGACGTGAAGGTGATGGAACTCGGTAGCGGCGTGACCCGGTGGGATACGGCCCGGCAGCTTGGCGTCCGCTTCGAGATCGCCCCGAAGTCGTCACTCAGTGACGGTATTCAGGCCGTGCGTCAGATCCTTCCGAGGTGCTGGTTTGACGCGGAAAAGACGAAAAAAGGCGTCGCGGCCCTGAAGATGTACCGGCGGGAATACGACGACCGCCTCAAGACCTACCATGACCGCCCGGTCCACGACTGGGCCTCCCATGCATCTGATGCCTTCCGCTACGGAGCCGTGAGCGGCGATGCCGGCGGATCCGGTGCCTTTTGGTCCGACCTCACGTATCAGCCGACAGGAATAGCCTGATGACCATCACGACCGAAGATCTCCAGGCCATCCTGGCGGCTGAGAAGCAAAATGCCCTTGGGGCATTACAGTCCAGCGAACTGGCGGACCAGAGGGAGAAAGCTCTCCAATACTACCTGGGTGAATGCCCGGATCTCGTCGCCCCGGATAACCGCAGTCAAGCGGTGAGCACGGATGTGGCGGACGTGATCGAAGGCATGATGCCGGCGATGGTCGAGATCTTCATGTCGGGTGACGAGATCGTCAGGATTGAGCCTGTCGGGCCTGAGGACGAGGCGGCGGCGATCCAGGAAACTGCCGTGCTGAACCACGTCATGATGCAGCAAAACGACGGATTTCGCACGCTTCATGACTACATCAAGGATTCGTTGCTTTCAAAACTATCTGTTGTCAAATGCTGGTACGAAACCGGCACCCAGCACGAGTTCGAAAGCTATCGCGGGCAACCGCCGGAGATCATCGCGGGCTTCGCCGCTGACCCCGACCTGGAGATCATCGAGGAGAAGACTGACGCTGAGACAGGGCTAGTCGACATCACGGTCAGGCAAAAATCAACGTCCGGCCGGATCAAGCTTGCCAACGTCGCCCCGGAGAATTTCGGCTTCTCCCGCTCGGTCGTCAATTTCCGCGACGCGACCTATGTGTACGAAACCGTCACCCGGACGGTCGCGGAACTGCTCGACGCGGGCTACGACCATGACCTCGTCATGGATCTCAGCAGTCCGGAACCGGATGGCTCGATGCTCGCCCTGGCGAGAGATGACATCGGCATGCTGGACGGCTCTGTCGTTTCGGACGAAGCAAACAAATTGATGCAGCAGGTCGAGGTGACGGAGCATTACATCCGGCTCGACTGGGATGACGACGGATATCCCGAGTGGCGGAAAATCACGACTGCCGGGGCCGGCGGCGAGGTCCTGGAGAATGTCAGATGGGATGGTCGGCCGCCCTATAGTGTCATGTCACCAATCTTGATGCCTCATCGGGCCATCGGCAGGTCTGTCGCCGATCTCGCCATTGAGATCCAGCGGATCAAGACCTTCCTGCTCAGACAGCTTCTTGACAACACCGCGTTTCAGAACGCGACGCGGCTGGAGGTCAGTCAGTCCGCCGTGGGTCCGAAGACCATCGAGGACCTGTTGTCGAACCGGCCCGGCGGCATCGTCCGCACGGCGGCACCGGGCGGTATCGCTCCGATCCCGACCCCTAGCGTGGCTCAGTTCACGCTGCCGCTCTTGGAATACGTGGACACCATCCGGGAAACCCGGACCGGTGTTACGAGATACAATCAAGGTCTCGACGCGGACTCCCTCAACAAAACCGCGTCCGGCGTCCAGCAGATCATGGGCCAGTCGGAACAGCGGTTCCGTTTGGTCGCCCGTGTCATGGGCGAAACCGGCATCAAGGATTTGTTCTCGCTCCTGCATGAAACCTTGCGGCGAAACTCGACCCAGTCGATCTCGCTGAAGCTCAGCGGCCGATGGGTCAAGGTAGATCCCCGCCAGTGGCGGTCGCGGACCGACCTTACCATCGCGGTCGGGATCGGGTCCGGATCCCGCGACAAACAGATGGGCTTGTTGCAGCAGTTGCTGACCTTCCAGGTCCAGGCCCTGACCCAGATGGGCGGCCTAGGCGGCATGATCACCCAGCAGCACATCTTCAACACGCTGAATCGGATGGTTCAGTTCTCGGGCCTCAAGACCACAGAACTCTACGCCACTGACCCGGCGTCGATCCCGGCCCAGCCGCCGGCACCGCCGGAGCCCAATCCGGTCGAGTTGACCGCTCAGATCGAGAACGGAAAACTCCAGCTTGCGGGTCAGAAGGCTCAGCTTGAGGCCCAGGCGGCCCAGCAGAAATTCGCTCTCGACCAGCAGCGGCTCGCCCTCGATGCGGAGCGGCTCCGGCTCGAAATGGCCCTACGGCAGGCGGAGGTCGACCTCAAGGCAAGGGCGGCGACCTTTGGTGAGCAGGAAGCGTCGGCCCAGATCCAGCTTGACCAGCAGAAGGTCGAGATCGAAGCACATAAGGCAGCGGTGCAGGTCGAGCAGCGGTCTCGCGAGACCCTCGACACCGTCGCCCCGCTGGTGACCCAGACCTTCCAGGCGGTTTCGGATCAGCAGACCGATGGCCTGCGGCTCCTGACCGATCAGCTTGCCACCCTGGCGGCCCGGATGAGTGCTCCAAAGAGCGTGATCCGCGATGAAGCCGGCCGTCCGGTCGGCGTCCAGGCGGAACCCTCGGATCCGACTGAACCCTCCGCCACCCTGGAGGAGGCCCTGGCTAAGCTGAATGCCGCTGTCACGGCCATCGGTGCCCCGAAACTCATACACCGCGATGCGTCCGGCAGGGCAGCGGGCATTTCTCCATAAATACATATTTGCATTTGAGGAAAATACGAAATGGCTATTAGGCTTTCTGTTGCTGCCGCCGATGCCGCTCTCGCGTCGGTCGCTACTTCGCTAAACAGCGGCTGGGTCAAGATTTACACCGGTACTGCTCCCTCGACCACGGATGCCGCCGCTACCGGCACCCTTCTGGCGGGCGACATCCGCTTCGGTGCCACGGCGTTCGGGGCCGCCGCGACCAACGGCTCGACCCGCCGGATCGTCGCCAACACCCTGACGGCGGACGCGGCTGCCGATGCCGGCGGCGTCGCGGGATATTTCCGAACGTTCTCGTCCGCCGGTACGGCACCGATCTACCAGGGCAGCGTCGGTGCCACGGGCTCGGGTGCGGATCTCGAACTAGACAGCACTACGCTCGTCCAGAACGGTCAAGTCGGTATCTCGTCGCTGTCGATCTCCTACCCGATCTAACCGGTAGGGGTGCCGCATGGCCCGGACTGACATCAAGCCTAGCGGCACTCTGACGGTCTCGAAGGCTGGTCAATACGCCAATTTGAAGTCGCTGTTCGTCTTCAATGAGACGAGCGGAAATTCGCCCGACCTTGCCACGGGGACGAATGCCCTGACATTCACGGCGGGGGCTCGTACCTCCGATAGTATCGGCGGGTACTACGCCCCCGTCGGCGATGCCATCACGTCCCAGACCCTCGGGACCCTCGGGATCGCGGCGGCCGGGCCTTGGACGATCTTCGCTCGCGTCGAGCCGCCGGGGTTTAGTGAAGGAACAGACCGGACCCTGCTCAGCTTGGGATCCGGCACTGCCGGAGGCATCGAGGTCAACTGCTACGGTGATGTCTACGAGTCCTATGCCGGCGATTGGCGTGGGTTCGGCACTCGTCCGGCGACGACGGTCCAGACACTCGTTTTGACCTATGACGGCACGACGCTTCGCTCTTACCTCAACGGCGTCGCGGGCAGTAGCTACGCCATAGCCTTCGGCTTCCCGACGACGGCGAAACTCGCGGTCGGCGTGGATCAGCGGGCCGCCGGCTTCGAGCGGTTCCAGAATAAGATCTACGAAGTCGGTCTGGTTTCCTCTGCTTGGAGTGCTGCCCAGGCGTCGACCTATGACGCGGCTCCTCTCGGGATGCTGGCATCAGGGATCACGCCTCGGACCGGTACCTCGGCTGTCACCCTGCCGGTTTTCGATCACGTCGCTTCGGGTTTCCGGACGATCCCGACCCGGACCGGCACCTCCGCCGTTACGCTGCCGTCCTTCACCCAGGCGGCAACCGGCTTCCGGACGATACCGGCTCGAACCGGCACCTCGGCTGTCACCCTGCCGTCCTTCGGCCATGTGGCGGCCGGGTCTCTGTCGATTGCTGCTCGGACCGGCACCTCAGCCGTTGCTCTGTCGTCGTTCACCCATGCGGCATCCGGATCGCTGACCTCGCCCTCCAGGACCGGCACCTCGTCGGTTGTCCTGCCGCCTTTCGGGCATGTAGCGAGCGGCAGTCAGACGTATTCGCCCCGGACCGGTACCTCTCAGGTCACCCTGCCGGTATTCAGCCATACGGCGTCGGGTTTCCGCACCATTCCGCCTCGGGCCGGTACCTCGGCCGCTATTCTGCCGGAGTTCTCCAGTACGGCATCTGGCACCGTCGCCCTACCGGTCCTCTCCGGCACCTCGGCCGCTGTCATGCCGTCCTTTGGCCACGCGGCCTCGGGTTCGCGGACGGTTCCGATCACGACCGGCACCTCGACCGCGACCATGCCGTCGTTCGGTCATTCGGCATCGGGCACCGCTGCTCTGCCGGCGTCGGTCGGTACTTCCGCGACGACGCTGCCGACCTTCGGTCACGCGGCATCGGGGACCCGGACGATCCCTCTTTACAGCGGTGCTTCGGCCGCCGTCATGGATCCGTTCGGCCACATGGCGTCGGGATCTCGCACGGTTCCGGTAACGAGCGGCACCTCCGTCACCACTATGCCGACCTTCGGTCATTCGGCGGCGGGCGAGTTCTCGATCCTGCCGCGAACCGGCACCTCCAATGTCATCTTGACGGAGTTCGGGCAGGTCGCGTCGGGTAGCAGGACCGTACCGGTATCAACCGGCACCTCCGCCACGACCATGCCGACGTTCGGGCACGTCGCGTTCGGCACCGCAATCCTCCTGGGTCAGTCGGCCGCCGTCCTCGATCCCTTTGGCCATGTGGCGTCCGGCAGCTTCTCGATCCTACCGCGTACCGGCTCGTCGCATGTCTTGATGGAGGAATTCTTCTCCGGCGTTCCGGCGACCGAAGGCCCGAATGGACCCGGCCAGTGGGTCTCGGGATCAGGGTCTGGTCCTGCCCTGCTGGGCAAGAGCCGCGAAGAACTAGAGCCATACCTCGCCGAACTGCGGGAAACGAAACGCGACCTGAACCGCACGGTCCAGGCGGCTAAACAAGCCAAGAGGAAACGACCCAACGCGGCTCCTGCTCTGGCGGAAGAGGCTGACCGACTACGCCAAAGGGTCGCTGCTCTGGAGCAGGAAGTCGCCCTGATGGAGGTCTGGCTGGTCCATGCGGTCGAGCAGGACGCGGCCGGACTGGCGGCAATGGAAGCTCTCCGGATCCAGGCAATCACCGACGATGACGAAACGGTCCTGCTGATGCTGCTGGCCGCTTGAGGAGGAAGATGATGGAGTACGGACTGCTCGGCGGTAAACCAAAGGCCAAGGCGACCAAGACCCGGAAGACGGCCCGTAGGCTCCAGAAGATGGGGACGAACGGCGACGTGATCCTGGCCCATATCAACCCTCAGGAAGCGGCCCTGCTGGATGTCCTCGCCGATGGCGAAGCCGACGGCGGTGGGCGGAACCCCCGGACGGGCTTGAGAAGCTACGGCATGACCGACGGCGAGTCCGGTGGCTTCGGCGGGTCGAGCGGTCAGGACAGCAACGCAGGCGGCGTCGGCGGAGGTCCGGCGGGCGGAAATACAGGCGGCGGAATCGGCGGGAACACCGACGGCGGTATGGGCGGTCAGGGCGGCGGCTACGACGGCTCGACCGTCGATGGCCGGGGCAATTTCTCCAACATGGCCCAAGCGGCTCCGGCTCAGGCTCCGGTGGCTCGCCGGCCGATGTCGCCGATGATCAACGAAACGTTCCTCGGGATGCCTGCCCAGCCGAAGACCTATGGGGCCTTTGCTCCCGCGACCTCAATACCGGGAAAGGTGGCTAATTTCTTCAATCCGGTTCCCGGTATCCAGTTCGGCACCGTCTTTGACCCGGTAACCGCTGAGCACAACCCGGCGGTCGCGGGATCGAAGAGTCAGGCGATTGCGGAAGCGGTCGGCATCGGCTTGCTCGGTCCGGGTTTCGGCACCGTGACCCGTGGGATCGCCGATCAGATGGGCTTGCTGAGCGAAGACCAGACGACGCTGGCGACCTATGATCCCGATCTCGGCATGGTTGGTTCCCCGACGACGGCGACACCCTCGACCCAGGCTCCCTCGACCCAGGCCCAGACTACGGACATTGCGTCGTCGTCGGCCGCCACAATCTCTCCTGGCCCTGCTCCGGGAACCGGCTTCTTCGGCGGGGCTCCGGCTCCCTCGGCTCCCGACCATACCAACGGCTCCGATCCCTTCACGATGGGGATGCGGGCAGTCGCGGTCATGCCGGGAACCACGGCGGCGGCACCGAAACCGGTCAGTTCGGTCGAGGCGTTCCTCCAGGCCCATAAGCTCAAGCCCTTGTCGGATCCGTACTTCGTGGGTCGCAGCTAAATAAAGACATGACTGATCTTTCAAGAGACATCGCACGCGGTGAGCGTGCCCTATCGCTGATCGAGGACCCGCTCCTCCTAGAGTGCTTCCGGGCCGTCGAGACCGCCTATACCGATGCATGGCGGGATTCCCCAGCGGGAGCGGCGGCTGATCGCGAGCGGTGCTGGATGGCAATCCGTCTGATCGAGCAGATTCGAGGCCATCTCGTGACGGTCCTCCAGGACGGGCAGATCGCTGCGGCTGAGATCGCACAAGAACGGGAAGAATAATGACTGACACCAATACATCGGCGTCGACGGATGCCGCTCCCCAGGACAATGGCCCGATCAGCATCGATGATGCCATGGGCCTCCTGTCCGGGTCTGAGCCAAAGCCGTCCGATGATGTCGATCCGGCGGACGATGGTGCCGTCGAACAAGATACCGATACTTCCCATGAGGAAGATGAAGATTCCGAAGGCGACGCCACCCTCGACGGCGATGCTGATGAGGAAGAGGACGAAGGGGATGTAGAACCGGATCAGCCGGCCATCGACCCCCCGGCGTCCTGGAGCCGTGAGGAGAAGGAAGCCTTTGCTTCGCTCCCACCCGAGGTCCAGTCAACGCTGGCTCGTCGGGAGAGCGAACGAGATCGGGCATTCCAGACGAAGGCTCAACAACTGGCTGAAGATCGAAAGGCGGCTGACGCCCGGATCCAGGCCATGCAGGCACAGTACGAACAGGCCCTTTCTTATCTATCTGAGGGGATGGCGGCGGAAGCGGAGCCCGATTGGGCTCAATTGGCCCGCGACGATCCCTTCGGCTGGATCGAGAAAAAGGGCGAGTGGGACCAGCGGCAGAAGAAGGAAGCAGCCCTCCGGGTCGAGCAGGAGCGTATCAACGCCCACCGGCAAGCCAAGGCGGCTGAAGAATTCCAGACGTACCGGTCCCAGCAAGCGGAAAAACTCACCGAGTTCATTCCCGAATACCGGGATCGCAAGACCGTCGAGCGTGAGCGGGATGGCCTTGTGAAGCACGCGACCGAGACCCTCGGGTATACCCAGGACGAACTCGCGGCTGTGCTGTGGGACGCAAGGGCGGTCAAGGTCCTTCGCGACTCCTACCTCCTGGCTCAGGCGAAATCGGTACGAGCAAAGGCGACGCCATCGGCCCAGTCGGTCCAGCGTCCATCTAGTGTCCGCCCTGATCGTGCAGCGGCTAAAGTCGAGTCTATTGCAAAGCGGTTCGAGCGGAGCGGAAGCATCGAGGATGCTCTGGTTCTGTATTCGACCGCTCGTTCCTCACGGAGATAAGTTATGGCTCAGCCCACTAATGTATTTTCGGCCTATCAGGCCAAGGGTATTCGTGAAGATCTCTCGAATATCATTTCCCGGATCGATCCGGATGAAGTGCCTTTCACTTCTAATATTGGAAAAACGAAGGCCAAACAGCAGTACCATGAGTGGCAGACTCAGTCGCTCGCTGCGGCTTCGGACAGCAATGCTGCCGTCGATGGCGACGACGCCACGGCCCAGGCTGCGGTCCCGACGGTCCGGCTGGGGAATCGGACCCAGATCAGCACCAAGACCGCCGCTGTGACGGGTCGTCTGGAAGCCGTCGACAAGGCTGGCCGCGATAGCGAGATGGATTATCAGGTCCTGCTCAAGGGGTTGGAGCTACGTCGGGATGTCGAGAAACAGATGATGAGCAACAAGCCCAGCATCGTTGGCAACGACACCACGCCCAGCCAGTCTGCCGGCTTTGAGGCATTCCTGACCACGAACGTGAATCGAGGCGTCGGCGGAGCTTCGGGTGGTTTTTCGAACGGCAACGTTACGGCCGCGACCGATGGTACGGCTCGTGCCTTCGCAGAGGCCCAAATAAAGGATGTCCAGCAGAAGGCTTACACGGCTGGCGGGCATCCATCGCTGTTGTTCTTGGGTCCGTCGCAGAAGGCTGCGTTCAGCAGCTTCAGCGGCATCGCGGCCAATCGCATTGATTATGGGCCGGACGCTACTCAGGTCCGAATTGTCGCGGGGGCGGACGTGTATGCCGGCGATTTTGGTAAGTTGACTGCAATTGCCTCAATTTTCTCCCGGAACAGATCCGCTCTTCTGGTCGACCCCAAGTTGGTCAAGCAAGCAATTCTTCGTCCTCTGCGGGAAACTGCACTGGGCAAGACCGGTGACTCGACCAAGAAGCAGCTTCTGATCGAGTATTCGCTCGAAGTCACCAACGAAGCCGGGCACGGCATCGTGGCCGACCTGACTTGATGACCAGGGCGGGGGCGGCTCCGGCCGCTCCCGCTCGTTCTATGGAGCACCGATGGTAGAAGTTGTCAAACGCAAGAGGGTCAGAGGGTCACGCCCAAAGTCCGAAACGCCCGTGATCGAGTTGCCCGTCCGCGATACCAATGCGGCGGTCGAGGGTGCGGATGCCGTCGATGTCGACGCTCCGGCTGATCCGGACATCTCCACCCAGGCGGAAACTTCCGGTTCCGAACGGACCGAGAGTACCGGCATCATCACGGTCCAATGCATTGTCACCACCCGGCCCTGGCACTCGACCGGCTTCTTGTCGCTCGGCGACACAGCAGAGCTACCGGCTCGCGATGCCGAAATCATGATCAGCCGCGACCAAGTCGTTCGGATCGACTAATTCAATAAATACTCCGTTGATTGAACGGAGTATTTGCATTGTCCGAATTTCTTTTAAACCGCCGGCCGGGAATGGATGTCAGCTATATCCCCCAGCACGACGGCACCTTTGTGATCAAGCACTCTACGGACGGCGATGCCCTCCGGTTCACGCTCGATCAGAACAAAGCCCTGGCCAATCACGACGACGGCTATGTCTCCTCCGCCCGTGAGATGAGGCGGGTTGCCTATATCCCGGATCCCGTGATCCTCATGTGGCGGCAGGAAGGGATCGACGTTTTCGATCCTGAGCATAGCGATGCCGTCAATAAAAAGCTGAACTCCAGCGAGTGGCGACATCTCCGGACCGCTCCGGGGAGCCTCTGACATGGCCCTGGCGAACTACAGCGATCTCCAGACCAGTATCGCGTCGTGGCTAAACCGCGATGATCTCGTATCGGTAATTCCGGATTTCATCAAGTTGGCGGAGGTCAAACTCAACGCCCTTCTGCGGATGCCGCAGATGGTCAAGGAAGTCACCTTGACCCCGGATGCCGATGGTATCGCGGCCCTGCCGACGGATTGTTTGGAGGTTCTATCAGTGCGGGATGGGCGGTATGCCCTCGATCCCCTGTCGGTCGACCTGCTGGTCCGATCTCCCGGCTACAATCTGTCGGGGGAAGCTCTCAACTACGCCCAGGCGGGAATGGAGCTATGGCTGGCTCCGAAGACCTCCGCCCCGGTCACTCTCCAGTACCTCGCGGCGATTACGCCGCTCGCCAGTAACAGCACGAACTGGCTCCTGGTCCTGGCCCCGGACCTGTATTTGTTCGGTGCCCTCGCGGCCTCGGCTCCCTTCCTCCGCGACGACGCCCGGCTGCCAGTCTGGAAGCAAATGCATGATGAGGCGGCGGCGGTCCTGACACTCCGTTATCCGATGGTCGCGGCAGGACCGCTACAGATGCGGGCCATCTGATGCCCGGTCCGCTATTCAGCATCCGGGCCGGAGCGGAGACAGAAAGCGGCCTCTTCGCGGCCGTCCACCCACTCGACGCCCCACTCTGGGCGGCCGGCGAAAACGTCGTTTTCGCCGACGGCGGCCCGCAAAAGATGCCGGGCTGGACCCGGATTGCGACGGCGACGCTCCCGGTCGGCGAAGTCATTCGCGGCGTCGAGACCCAGCAGACTGAGGTCGGGATACAGCGGATCTTCCTCGGCAGTCAGACCAAGCTCCTGATGTGGCAGGCCGGATCCGGCGTTGTCCAGAAGGGAACCGGCTACACTGGGTTGCTGCACGAAACCTCGACCACTCCGGCGACCTCCTGGAGTTTCAGCCGCTTCGGTAACTGGGTCCTGACCTCGAACGGTGTGAACAAGGTCCAGGTCAGCAAGAACGGTGCTGATTTCGTGGATCTCGCGGGAACGACCTTCTCGTCGGCTCAGGTCCTGATGCGGCGGGGGCCTCATATCCTGGCGATGAATACCAGCAGCGGCGGCAACTGGATTCATTGGTCGGATCTCGACAATCCGGAGGTTTGGGCTCCGACGGCGGAAAACGCCGCTGGTGACCTGACGATCCGCGACCTCGATGGCCCGATCCTGGCGGTCTGTCCGCTGGGGGATCAGATCGCCATCCTGTCCAAAAACCAGTTCGGCCTCCTGACCTATACCGGCGACGCCTTCGTCTTCACGTTTCAGCCCGTCCTCTCGGGTATCGGTGCGGTGTCGAAGAACGCGGTCGTCGAGGCGAACCGCCGGATCTACGGCATGGGGCGGGAAGGCTTCTGGGCCTGCGACGGCGTCACCTACCAGTACCTCGACACTCCGGCGATCAAGGATTATCTGGCGGGCCGGGTCGATACCAGCCAGTTGAGCAAAGTCACGGCGACCTATGACTCCAGCCGCGACATGGTGATCTGGTGGCTGCCGACGGCGGTCGGGCAGGAAAATACCTTCGGGGTCGGGTACCGGATCAAGAACGGCTCTTGGACCCTGCTGAATTTCGGCCGGTCGGCTGCCGCACCTCAGGTCGGTGCCTTCGCCTATCCGGTCGCTACAGACACCCAGGGCGGTATCCACCTCCATAACAGCGGGCTCAACGCCCATACGACGGCGATGACCGCCTGGGTGCGAACAAAGCCGCTCGATTGCGATGACCCCAGCGTCCAGAAATACCTGAGTCAGGTCTCGGTCCAGCTTCGTCGGCAGGTCGGTACGGTCAAGCTCCGGATCGGCACCTCGCGGAACCTCGACGACGAGGTCACCTGGGGCTCTTACCTGAACCTAGATGACGGATTCGAGGCCATCTGGGTTCGGCGGAGCGGCCGGTTCATTACCCTGGAGATCCTCAGCGATACCCTAGGGGCCGATTGGGCTATCTCGGGCTTCGACCTGATCGGCGACATCGGCGGGCGGGCGGTATGAGCCTGCTCCTCCCGATCCGTGGGGCGTCGGAGACTGCGGAGCAGTATCTCGACCGCTTGGTTCCGGCCCTGTCCCGGAGCGTCTCGACGGCGGTCTCGACCATCATCCGAGAAACCCTGCCGCCCGACACTGCTGAAGCCGTCCAGGGGGCGGCCGGCACCGTTACGGATGAGTTCGGCCGGACGATCTTCGATGCCCATGGGATCTATGTCTACGACCTCGCCAACAACCTGATCATAAGCCCGACGGCAGTCCAGATCGACACTCAGCATCTGGTCGACGCTGCCATCGAGACCAGCAAGATCGCCGATAGTGCGATCAACGAGACGAAACTCGCGGTCGGGTCGATCACGGCCAACAAGGCGGTGATCGCCTCCGGTGCGATCCTGTCGGCAATGATCGGAAACGCTCAGATCGTCGACGCTCATATCGACACCGTGCGGGCCAACAAGATCGCGACCGGCACTCTCGTGGCGGGTACGAAGATCTACGTCGGCGAAGCGAACCTGATGCTAGATGCCGACGACCGGATCATCGCCGTCAACGACGGGACGCGGGATCGGGTCAGGCTCGGCCGCCTCGCGGTCGGTTCCTACGGCCTCCAGTTGATCGGTACGGATGGTACCGAAGTCATCGCCGCGAACGGCAACGTCCTGGCCAACAGCCTGAAGATTACGGGCGTCATCGGAACCACTCCGGCGAGCAGCGTCGTCAATTGGGCTTCGGACCCGGCGGCACGGATCAACGCCAACACGGTGAAGATCGATCCGGGCCGGATCCTGATATCCGGCAACACCAACCTGTCGGATTGGTCGGCCGGAGCGGATCTGACCAAGATAGCGGGCGGGCAGATCTATACCCGGTCGATCCTCGCGACCTCGATTGCCGCGAACTCTCTGACGGCATCGGAGATCGCTGCAAATGCGATCACGACCACTGCCCTCGCGGCGAACAGCGTCACGGCTGCGAAGATCGTTAGCGGTGCGATCACGACCGATAAGCTCGATGCCGCGTCGGTGACGGCCCTGAAGATCGCTGCAAATGCGATAACGACCGATGCCCTGGCGGCCGGCAGTGTGACGGCGTTGAAGATCTTGGCCGGGACGATAACGTCCAACGAGATCGCGGTCGGGAGTCTGACCGGCGACAGGCTGGTGGCGAACACCATAACGGCGGGGAAGCTCGTGGCCGGAAGTGTGACGACGGCGGCCCTCGCTGCTGATGCCGTAACGGCCGGGAAGATCCTGGCGGGCGAGATCGGCACCCTGCACCTCGCGGCGAATGCCGTGACGGCGGGCAAGATCGCCGCTGGTCAGATCCAGACTGGACACCTCGCGGCCGATAGCGTCACGGCCATCAAGATCGCTGCTGGTCAGATCGGCACCGGGCACCTCACGGCGGATGCCGTTACGGCCGGGAAGATCGCGGCGGGGGCCGTCCAGACCGGACACCTCGCGGCCAATCTGATCACCTCGGACAAGATCGCCGCTGGTCAGATTGTCAGCGGCCATATGGTCGCGGGCTCGATCACGGGTGCGATCCTGACGGCAAACACGGTCGATGCCTCGAAGATCACGGCCGGGTCGATCACGACCGACCGGCTCGCCGTCGGGGGTATCCACGCCAACCGCATCCAGGCCGGCACCCTGGATGTCAATATGATCAACAGCGGTGACATCAATACCGTCAACCTCGTGACGAAGGGCGGCTCTCTCCAGGTCTGGGACACGAACAACAACCGACACCGGGCGTGGATCGGGCATCGGCCGGGGGTCGATTATGGGGTTTGGATCTGGGCTGCGGATGGCGGCGAAATTCTTGCTCCGGCCGGCGTCAACGGCCTAAAGATCCAGGACCTCACGGTCGGCACCTTGAAGCTACAGAATGAGGCCGTGATCGTTCCTCGGTCCTCGTCCACCACCACGGCCCGGACCGGTGTTGGCGGCTTGGTCGAGGTCACGCGGTTCACGCTGAACATGGCCCAGGCGGGCCGCCTCATCATGATGGCGAGCCTTTCCCAGTCCTTCCCAGGCGGCAATAGAAACTGGCAGGTCAGGGCTCAGATCTATTTCCCGAATGGCTCCAGCTACTTCGTCGACCGCAACGGTGGGGCCTGGAATGACGCCATCGCGTTGTCCGGCGATGTCGCGGTCGGGGCCGGCTCCTACACCTGCGTCCTCTACTGGATGGGACAGGACAGCACGGTCCGCTTCAATCAAGGCCACCTCTGCGTCTTCGGGGCTATGCGATGATCCGTTATTTTGCTTTCTACAACTCCGCTGATCCCTCGGGTGCCGTCCTTTACGTCAACGCCATGCCGGTCGAGGATGCGGACGCCATGCTGGCTGGAGATCCGTCGCTTCGTTACGTCGAGGTCGGCGGGCTGATCGATACCGGTGACTTCTACGTCCAGGGCGGTGTCCTAATGCCGAAGCAGATCCTCGGCGTGACCTTCGACAAGGTCGAGATCCTCGCGAACGGCGTCGATACCGCGACCATGACTTCGGGTCTGCCGGCCGGAACCTCCATCACCTTGCTGGGTGACCTCTACACCCCTGGAGGTCGGGAAGACTACGGCGTTCCGGAGATGTCGATGACCTACAGCAGCGGACCTTTCGTGCTGACGAGCAACACGCGGGGGCCGCACAGGCTCCGGTTCGAGGCGACGAACTACCTGCCGGAAGAGGTCCTGATCGATGTCATTTAATGTAGCGGTATCGGTCCAGGCCCCGGCGGTGACTGCCACGGCCGGCGTCGAGTCCGTCGTCCTCGGGTGGAACATCCCGGCGGATTTCACCCCCATGAGCCTATTCGAGGTTTGGGCGTCGGCGACCAACACTTTCGGATCGGCAACCAAGCTGATCGAGACCCCGGATCCGAAATTCGCTGAGGCTGGCCTCCCGGCGGAGGTTCCTCGTCACTACTGGGTCAGGGTGGCTCGGACCTTCCAGTCCGGCGACATCAAGTACTCGGCACCGGCGGGAGCCAGTGCGACTCCCCTGGCGGCCACGATCCTGCCGGAGAGCGTCACGACCTCGTTGATCGCTCCCCATGCGGTCACGAACCGCAGCTTCTATCAGGAAGACAGTGAGGAATACGTCCGGGCCGGCACCGATGATCAGGGCGATCTGCTCGACCCGTCGGAAGGCGAATGGGTTCTCGGGGACATCCCCTGGGTAGGAGATGGAAGTAACCATGTAGTTACTTGTATTGCCCGTGAAAAGGAGATGCCGGTTAACTTTCGCGAGGGCGGCTCGGCCGTTACGGCGATGATGTCGGCGAGCGTCCTCGACGTGACGGACGAGAACGAGGTCCTGATCGATTACGCCGAAATGTCCGTCGGGGCAATGCGACTCGACCAGTTCCCGGTGGCTCCGTCGCAGTGGGTGTCGTCATCTCATCATCGCGATTTCTATCACAACTTCATAATTCCAACGGTCATGGGTCGGTCATACGTGATCAGGTTCAAGATGTGGTGCTTCGTCGACAACAGTGACAATTACATCCTTTGGGCCTCTAACCTGAGGCAAGTCTTTTGGCAGGTGTTCAAACGATGATCCGCTACGTCATTTACTCGACCTCGACTGGTGTCATCCGGGCCATCGTGACGGGATCCCGCGAACTGGCGGAACTCAACATCCGGACCGGCGAAAGCCTGCTGGAACACGATGGCTTCGTGAGCGGGCAGTTGCATCGGGTCGACATTACAGTCGACCCCCACGTGGTTATCCCGAAGTAATGGAGACTGCCTGGGATCGGTGCTGGCCCTTCCTGGAACCGACTGTCGAGTTGGCCGGTACCCACGGGCGGGAAGACGTTGAGGCGATGATCCAGACCGGCCGGTGGCAGTTCTGGCCCGGTCGGGAAGCAGCGGTCATCACAGCGGTGATCCGACATCCCCTGTTGGCGGAGTGTCAGATCGTTTTCGCGGGCGGTAAGCTCGCGGAGCTAATCGAAATGGAGAAATCAATAAATACCTGGGCACAAGCCCAGGGATGCAGTCGTATGCTCATAGCCGGTAGACCCGGATGGGAACGAGTCCTTGGCGGATATTCGCGAAATTTCGCGGTATTGATCAAGGAGATTTCAATTGCCTCACATTCCGGGGTCACCGCGAGACCATAATCCTCGCGTTTCTTTCCTCCTCAGTGGTTTTGGCGGCGGTGGGTCGAGCGGCTCGACCACGACCACGACTAAGCCGCCGCAATACGTAGAAGATCAGATCAAGGGCAACCTTGAGATAGCAAATACCCTCGCGGCCCAGCCCTATCAGCCGTACGGCGGGCAGCGGATCGCGGATCCCGGCTATTGGACCCAGTACAGCGAAAATCAGACGATCAATCAGGCGATGGACCCGAACGCGGTTCATCGGACGACTAACTCCGCCGGTATCAATGCCGCTCTGACGGGAGCGGCGTATCAGCCTCAGATGATCGGTGCCGCTCAAGCCGGTACCACGGCGATGAACCAAAACTGGTCGCTGAATGCGGCTCAGGCCCAGGCGGCTCAGTTGAACGGGGCGGCCCCGTCGGTCCAGGCAAACCTCGGCCTCCTGAACCCGACGGCGGTGGCAAATGCCGGCTTGTCCGCTTCGGCTCCCCAGGCGAGTGCGGCGACCATGGGAGCGGCCCGCGATATCGCGGCGGATCAGATCACCGCCGGTCAGTTAGCGGGAACCGACCTCAACCCGTATTTGAATTCATTTACGCAAAATGTGATCGATACGACGCTCGCCGACATGAGCCGCACGAACAACAAGCTCAACACCCTGGCGAATACCGGAGCGGTTCGAGCGGGTGCCTACGGCGGGTCGCGGGCGACGCTCCTGGAAGCGGAAAACAACCGCAACCTGATGGACCGGGCCGGGGCGGCGGCGGCTAACCTCAACATGGCGAATTTCACCAATGCTCAGGGGCAGGCGACCAACGACATCAACCGGCGTCTGACGGCGGCTCAGTCGAACCAGTCAGCGAACCTTGCGGCATCGCAGAGCAATCAGTCGACGGAAGCCAACAGGCTGGCGACCAATGCCGGTTTCCAGCAGCAGGTCGGACTCGCCAATCAGGCGGCTCAGCAGGCTCGGGATTTCGCCGCTACCGAAATGGCGAACCAGACCAGTCAGTTCAACGCTGGTCAGGCGAACAGCCTGAAGCAGTACGGGGCCGGGTTGGATTTGACGGCTCAGCAGTCGAACCAACAGGTCCAGCAGGCCCGCGATCTCGCGAACCTCTCGAACCTGCAACAGATCGGGCTGGCAAATCAGGCGGCGACCAATGCGGCCCAGCAGTATGCCCTCGGCCTCAACGCGTCGTCCAACCAGTTCAACGCCGCGAGTGCGAACGAGCAGGCTCGCTTCAACGCGGGAACCATGATGACGGCCCAGCAGGCTAACCAGAATGCCTCGCTCGATGCCAACCAGCAGCGGATCGCGGCGGGTCAGCTTCTGTCACAGCAGGCGGCCGATACCCAACGGATGCAGTATGCAGATCTCGCGGCCATCGGGCAGTCGGGGGCGGCGATGGATGCCCGGCAGCAGAACGCCCTCAACCTCGGCTACGCCGATTATCTGGCTCAGCAGCAATACCCCTTGGATCGGTTCAACATCCGTCAGTCTGCCCTGATGGGGACGAATGCCGGGTCGAGCACGACGACCCCGTACTTCTCGAACACCGGGGCGAATGCCTTGGGCGGAGCCCTCGGCGGGGCTCAGTTGGCGTCGATGATCTCTCCCGGCTATGCCGGTTACGGAGCGGTCGCGGGTGGCATCATGGGCCTGCTGGGCTAAGGAGCGGATACGATGGGAATGTACGATTTTCTCCGCTCGGGCACCGGGTACGGCCTCCTGGGGCAGGACACTCCGGCGACTGCAATGACGGGCCTCCTGTCACCGCAGTCGATGATGATGGGCGGTGCCGCTCAGGCAATGGCCCCCCTGATGGGACCGCAGTCGCGGCCGGTCTCGATGGGTCAGGTCCTGGCGGCGGCCGGGGCCGGGGCGATGCAGGGGCAGTACGCGGCCAAGCAGCTACAGCGGCAGGAAACGGCGGATCATCGGCAGGTAATGTCGGATCGCCTCCAGCAGGTCGAACTCCTGACCAAGCTCGGTAAGCTTGAGGAACGGGATAAACTCCTGGCCTCGATCCCGGAGCACCTCCGGCCGTATGCCGCGTTGGGCATTGAGGGGCCGTTGACCGAATACATGAAGGGCCAGCAGCAGGGCGTCTACTATGAGGACGGCACGCGGGGCGGTCAGGCTGGTGGCGGTGATGCGGGATCGGTGGCTCCCGTCACCTCGGTTCCCCTGCCGGCTCCGACCCCGTCGGGATCGACTGTTCCCTCGTACTCCAGCTTCGTCACCGGGCGGGAGAACAGCACGGGGAACCCGGCGGCCCGGAACCCGAATTCGACTGCGATGGGCGATGGGCAGTTCATTGAATCGACGTGGCTTGACTTGATGAAGCGGAACCGGCCGGACCTCGTGAAGGGCAAGACCGATGCCGACATCCTGTCGATGCGGTCGGACCCGAAGCTCAGCCGCGAGATGATCGACACGTATGGGTTGGAGAACCGCGATTTCCTCCAGGGTGCTGGTGTCAAGAACGTCGGGCCGGCGGAGCAGTACTTGGCTCATTTCCTCGGGCCTGATGGTGCTGCGAAGGCTCTGACGGGAGACCCGACAATGCCGCTCGGTGCCTACATGTCGCCAAAGGGTCGGGAAGGTAATGCCCGGCTGGCTCCGGTACGGGTTGGTGATTTCCTGGCTGAACTCAGGCAGAAGGCTGGCGGTGCGGCTCCTGCTCAGGAGACTCCTGCTCCGGCGGCAACAACCCCAACCCCAGCCCAGTCGGCTCCCTCTCCGATCTTCGCCCGCAAGCGGGACGGGACCTACGTCACCGAGGGGATGCCGGCGGGCTATGCCCAGGCGAAGGATGAGTCCGGCCGGATCTACGCCGCTCCGATCCCGACCAGCGGTCCGTTGCCCCGCAAGCCTGAGGACATCTTCAAGGTGGAAAGCGGCTGGCGGCAGGAATTCAAGGACCCGCTGAAAAACATCATGGAGATCACGACCCAAACCGGAATCATCCGGAATGCGGTCAACAAGGCGGACGGCACGGGCGATATCGCGGCGATCATCGCGTTTAACAAGCTGTTGGATCCCGGTGCGGTCGTCCGGGAGGCGGACGTTACCTTGACCCTTGCGGCTCAGGGAGTCGCGGATCGCCTCCAGACCTGGATGAACAATAAAAAAGAGGGCGACATCCTGCCGCCGGATCTGCGTCGGCGGATGCTCGACCTGTCGGAGCAGATCCATTCGACCAGTTCGGATGTCATCCGGGATCGCGTCATGTCCTACCGCGACGCGGTTGAGGCTGAAGGCGGCAACTGGGATCGCGTCATCACTCCGGCGATGGTAGAGCGGTTCGGCTGGCAGCCTAAACCGGACCCCAACCGCTGGCAGAAAGTCGAGATCCCGGCTGCACTAACACCTCAGGGCAAGAACCCTCAGGGGGCTGCCGCCAGTGAAGTCCCGGTTGGTAAAATGACCAAAGAAGAAATCCTTTCGCAGTTGGGGATGTGACGATGGCACAAGATCGGGCCGCCCTACTGGCGGAAGCATATAGACGTGATATCCTGCCGCCAAATCAGAAAGCCCTGTATGAGGAAGCTCTCCGGCGGGGTCTCCTGGGGGAGAAGGAAGTCAGTGTCGCAGGTGAGGTCGGGGCCTTCGGCTCCGGCGTGAACCGGGGGATCGCGTCGGCAGCGGGCATGCCGGTGGATCTGGTCAACGCGGGCTTGAACCTCGCTGGCCTCGGTACCGAAAAGCCAGTCGGCGGCTCCGAGTGGTGGAAAGACCGGATGGGCAACGTCATCGACGGTGCTCAGGTCATGACGGGAAACAAGCCGACAGGACGGGCCATCATTGACGCGAAGGCCCAGACCCAGGCGGGCCGGATCGCGGCTCGCGTCGGTGAGGAATTGGGAGCAACGGCCCTGCCGATGGGTGCCGCGATGTCGCTCCCCAGGGCGGCGTCGGCGACCGGCCGGGCAATCCAATCCAGTCTCGCGGGCGTCAACAACTGGGATCGCGGTGCTCAGTTCGGCATGGCTGTAGGTTCCGGAGTCGGTGCCGGCGTCGCCCAAGAGGCGGCACCGGGTAACCAGTGGGCTGAACTGGCGGGCAGTCTGGCGGGCGGCCTCGGTGCCGGTGCTGGTCTCTACGCGGGCGGTCAGGCGGTCAACATAGCGGCTCCCCTGATTTCCCAGGGTGCTCGGGAGCAGGCGGCCGGTAACGTCATACGTCGGTTCAACACGCCTATTGAGGACATGCGGGCAAGGCTGATCGAGCAGGGCTACACTCCGGACGATGCTCAACGGATGGCCCAACGGATCGCGGATCAGGGGCTGGAAGCTGGTTTGGAAAGTGCGGATCGGTCGCTGGTCGACGGCTCGAAGCTGACGACGGCTCAGTCAATGCAGAACCCCGGCTTGGCCCAGTTGGAGCGGGTCCTGCGGTCGGAAGATGCCCAGCAGGGCGGCCGGTTCGCGGTCCGGGATGCCGAACGGGCGGCGGCCCAACGGGGAGCGATTTCGGCTCAGGCTCCGGAGGGTCGTGGTGCCGAAGGTGTCGCGGACATGGTGCAGGGCAGGTTCAATCAGTTCCGGACCGATACGGCGGATCAAGTCACGGGTGCCCAGGCGGCGACTGACCTACAGCTAGGGCTTCTGGGGCCGGGACAGGATGCGGTTGCGGCCGGCGGTGTCATCCGGAAGGATCTAGCGGACGCACGAACGGCGGCAAAGCGGGGGGAGAAAAATCTCTGGTCGGCGTTGGATCAGAACCAGGACCTCGCTCTGGAGATGTCGGCGGGCCGCGAAGCTGCCCTGCGGATGCGAAAGGAAATAGGACCCTATGCGGCGGCTCCGACTGGAGATGTCGCGGGTATCCTCGACGCTGCGGCTCAGCTTCCGGGTGTCGTGCGTTTCGCAGATCTTCAACAACTGAGGTCCCGCGTCCAGCAGGCGGCGTCGGATCTGAAGAAGGCGGGCAATGCGGTGGACCTTCGCCGTGTCCAGGCGGTCTCCGATGGCCTCGACCAGGATATCGCCCGTGCGGCGTTCGAGCAGGATGGTGGAATTCCGGCTGGTGCGGCGTCGGCACCTCGTCGGGCAGCTTCCGGGCCGCAGCAGGGCAGCACGGTCTATACGCCGTCGGGAACCGGGATCGACACGGAATTCGAGTTGGTGGATCTCGCGGGGCCGGGTGCACCGGTGGTTTCCCATATGGATGATTTCCGGCCGAACCCTTCGTTCCCTCAGGAGCTACAGCCTCGGGATCGGGGTCGAGCGGCGTCTGAAGCTCAGATTACCGAGATGGCCGGGAAGCTCAATCCGGAAAGGCTCGGTGCCGGCGGGGTCGGTGATGGTGCTCCGATTATCGGGCCTGATGGCGTCACTGAGTCCGGCAACGGGCGAATGCTCGCCATCCGGCGGGCCTATCTGAACGGCGGCAAGCAGGCGGCGGGCTACCGGGACTGGCTGGTCCAACAGGGCTACGATGTCGAGGGCATGGCCCAGCCGGCTCTGGTGCGGCGTCGCGTGAACGACCTGTCTCCGGAACAGCGGCTGGCCTACGTCAAGGAAGCGAATGGCGGGCCGGGGCTTCGAATGTCGGCGGTCGAGCAGGCAAGAGCGGATGCTTCGATGATCGGCGACGACATCCTGTCGCTGTATCGCGGCGGTGCTCTGGACGATACGTCGAATGTGGATTTCATCCGATCTGTTGCGGGGAAGCTCGGCTCTGGTGAGTCGGCTGCCCTGGCGACCAAGGGCGGGGCCATGTCGGTCGAGGGTCAGCGGCGTTTGTCGGCGGCTCTGCTCGCCAAAGCGTTCGGCTCCGACTCCGCTCTGGTTTCCTCGATGTTGGAAACCGGCGATGTCAACATCCGGAGCCTAGGCAAGGCTCTGACGGATGCCGCTCCGGGCGTCGCTCAACTGAAGGCCCGGATCGCGGCGGGTGAGGTCCCTGCGGAATTCGATCCGACGGCGGCCCTGTTGGATGCGGTCAAGGTCGTGCAGCAGGCCCGGAAGGGCGGGATCCCGATCTCGGATGTTCTGGCTCAGGTCGATGCTTTCAATCCCCTGCACCCTCAGGCCGAAACCTTCCTGTTGGCGGCATACGGCGATGGGTTCAAGCGAGTCTCGACCGGTCGGACCAAGGCGGCACTCGACACATATATAAGTGACGCCATGCGGCAGACCGGTGGCGGCGACATGTTCGGTCCTGGTCCCACGGGGGCCGATGTTTGGGCAGCGGCACGGCGGAAAGCCGCTGGTATAGTGGAACCCGATGTGCCGCCGGCCGGTACGGTAGCCGATGGCACTACGCTGCCCGACGCTACACGATCCCGCGTCGAGCAGGGAGCGGGCTCCTCGGCTACTATGCCGGGTGGGACCGGCAGCGACAAGATTATCGGCTCCGGTCTGTCAGCGAATTTCGGGGCTGATGAAGCCGCGACCTACCGGGCGGCACGGGCGGCAACGTCGGAGCGGAAGGGCACGTTCGACAACTCAGGCTCGGTCGGGCCGGTGCTCCGGCAGGGCGGCTTCCAGGCCCGCGATGGTGTTTACGCCATGCCGGTCGAGCAGGTTGCGGGCAGGTTCTTCAACAGCGGGGCGGCCAGCCACACCGACATGCAGGAATTCATCCGGGCGGCAGGCGACAGGACATCGGCCATCAAGGCGTTGCAGGATTTCGCGGTGGGGGATCTTCGCCGCGTCGCCGTCGGTGCCGACGGTTGGCTCGATGCGGCCCGGTGGGGGACCTGGATGAAGAACCATGGGAATGCCCTTAGGGCTTTCCCGGAGTTGGCCAACAGGCTCAACCGGGTGTCGCGGGCTCAGTCGATGGTCGATCACCTCGGAGATCGACGTGACGCTGCCCTAAAGGGCTTCGAGCGGTCAGAGGCGGGCAAGTTCCTGTCTCAGGATCCGCGAGCGGCGGTGGCGTCGGTCTTGGGGTCGAATAAGAAAACCGAAGGGCTCCGGCAGTTGGTCAGGATGGCGAAGGGTGACGCGGACCGGCTCGGCGAGATCCGTCGCGGCGTCTTGGACAACATGCTGTCGTCGATTGAGAACAACGGCGGCGTGGACGCAGCGGGTGAACTGGTGCTGAGTCAGGCCAAGACCACGGGGTTCCTGAAGAGCAATGCTGATGCCCTACGGGCGTCGGGCGTGTTCAGCGGTGATCACCTCAATGCCCTTAGGGCAATCGAGGAGGACATGCGGCGGGCGACCTATGTCAACACGGTCGGCCGGGCGGTTGGATCGCCAACCTACCAAAACTTCAGTGCGGGTGCCCTTTTGGGTCAGATCACCCTGGGTCTAGCGGGGCCGGACTCGCCACTGGCCGGCACCTTGCTGCGGCCGGTGTCGTGGTTATACCGGCTGCCTGATGATCAGGTCCGTCGGTTGCTTCATGACGCCATGCTGGATCCGGCCGTCGCTAAGCGATTGGTCGGTCGGGCGTCGCAAGAAAAGATGAACTGGGTTGGTGAGACACTTCGGAGGCGGGCTGTCGCCACCGGACTTATCAGTCCAGCGTCGGTGTCGGCGATGGGGTCGGAATAAGACATGAGATTTGATCAGCCTCAGGTTTTAATTTATAAATTTGACAATCTATAATTTGGATAATCTATCAACCATAAAAACCATCAATTTATCCTAAGGGTCTTTTTGGAAGCAAGGTCGGTTGGGATAGCGTGTGCCCCAAAAGTAAGGGGATTACGCGATGGCAACCCGACGGAAGAGTAGAGAGGAACGCAAGGCGGCCGGCTGGCTGGAGGTCATGTGTCTGGTGCCGCCGGCCTTGGCGAAGATGATGGAAGCCCTACGGGGTGACGTTCCTCGTTCGCAATGGCTGATCCGTCAGGCTCTAGGGCTGCTGCCGGAGGAAGAGCGGGATGTCCCGCTTGTCCGCCGTACAGGAAGACCTAGGACGCGACCTCTCCCCGCCTTACCGATCCCGCTGGAGGATTTCACCTATCGACCGATCCGGCTTTACGATCTGCTGAAAAACGAGGTGTCCCGGCGGCCCGTCATCACATTGATGTCACTTTACGATGGACGGGTCGGAATTCACTTCACGCGAGGAACCCGCTTCGGCGGGGTCGAGGTCTACTCGAAGTGTTGGGATCTCGGTGGACGATGGAACGGCACCTGCATGGTGATGCCCGGCCATTCGGCGGCGGAGAAGATCCTCGAATGGGTGCGGAACCATGATGGCCTCATCCGGGCCGCGTCGGACAGCAAGGCGGTGCCCGCCGGTACTCTGAGGGCGAGGCCGTTAATCCGCCGGTTGGGCGACGATGCCCAGGCGTGGTCAATGGAAATCGACTACTCGGCGGCCCGGAAGGATGAGGTGGATCCCGGACCGTACAACGATCTCCTGAACGCGGTATGGAACTGGTCTCCAGTTCGGACGCTGGGATGGTTTTCGGTCGATCAGGTTCCCGACCTCGTGGTGTCCAGCGGCATGACGGCGGAGGTATTGCGGCTCTTTCGATCCCGGCTCGCCTCGGTTCGGGAGATCGATATTCTGGATGGTGAGCCCTACGGTATCTCCGGCGACGTTGTTGAGGCGAGGGCTGATGATGACCTCGGGCTCTACTACGGCATCACGGCGGACCGTCGCGACCGGCGGGCACTTGTCCTGCCCGAACGGTGCCTGATCAGCCAGTGGGTTGGATGGCGGGACGTTCTTGATGACCTCGGCGTCGAGTACCGCGAAGTCGCCCCGGAGCCGCCGGTCCTGCCGGACATCGATTGGGATACCCTGCCGGGCTGGAATCAACCGGCCCATGACGGCGGTATGCTCTATCGCTGGCAAAGGGAAGGGGTCGAGTTCGCGGTACGGCACAACTTTCGATGCCTAATCGGCGATGAGATGCGGGTGGGAAAAACGGCCCAGGCGGTCACGGCCCTGAAGATCAAGGGGTGTCGCAAGATCCTAGTCCTGGTGCCTCGGACGGCGATGATGGGCTGGAGAGATCAGATCCTGCGATGGCGGCACAAGGGAGACCTGGAGCCGATTATCATCGAAATCGCGTCATCAACCTCAATCCCTGCCCTACCGGAGCCGACGGACCGGCCGGTTTGGGTGCTAACAACGGTCGAGGGGATCACGCCAACAACTGTATCGACCGTCCTGGCGGAGTACGACGCGGACCAGCGGACGGTCCTCAAGGAAGCGTTTGAAGCCGCTGGGGCTGAAGAGGCTCTCCGGATAAATGACAGCGGTGCCCTTCGGGTGATACTCGATCCGAACGATCTAGCGACTGTCCAGGCGGTGGAAAACGTCGCGTGGCCCGACTGGGCGGCGTCGGAGCGGGAGCGGCTTAGCCTTGCCCTAATACGGGTCAGAGGTCCGGTTCTGACGGCCCTGACAGAGTGGGATCCCGACGGCATCACCGTCGACGAGGCCCACAAGATCAAGAACCCACAATCCAATCGGACAAAGACCCTAAGGGCATTGCTACAGGACCCACGGCGGGCCGGATTGCTGTTATCCGGATCTCCGGTGCCGAATACGTATCGTGCGGGGACGAAGGGTGGAACGTACCGCGACGGTATCGAACTCATCCGGGCAGTAGTGCCGGTCGATAAGCACATTACTCAGGCGAGAAAGGCTGGGTTGGGCGAGGACGCAATATCGTTGCTCCTGCTGGAGAAGTACATGATCCGCCGGCTCCTTTCCGAGGTTCAACCGGATCTCCCGAAGAAGATACGGGAAACCATCGAGGTGCCGCTCGACCCGGCAGGATCGCAGTACCTGGATGAGTACCTTGATGCCCTATCGATGGCGGACGAGTTGGTCTACCGTCGGGTTCGTGATGGGGATCAGTTCAACGACGTGCATCAGGATAAAGCCATCCTGGGACAGTGGGAGAAGGCCCGGCGACTGCTCGGGCAGGCCAAGGTAGCGGGCGGATATACCCGCGATGTCATCGTTGATGCCGTTGAGCAGACCGGCTCCTGCGTGGTGTTCGTCAGCCACCATGAGGTCGGCGACATGCTGGAAAAGCAGTTGACCCTGGCCGGCATGGCGGTCGTTCGCAACGACTCCCGCCTTTCAACCGTGAAGCGGCGGGCGGCCATCGAGTCATTCCAAGCGGGAATTCCCGACGTGTATCTAGGGGGGCTAGGGGTCGCCGAAGGGTTCTCGCTCAACCGGGCCTCGGTGTGCGTTCACGTTCAACTGGACTACACACCGGACAAGATGGCCCAGGCGGAAGCACGGGCTCAGGGGGTGGGACAGAACGCACCGAATGGGTATCTTGTTCGAACATGCATCGCGGCCTTCGAGGGACTGCCTACTCACGACAACATGGACGTAATCATCACTGCGATCTTGGATCGCAAGGTCGATGCCCTGAAGCTGCTGCCGGGAGGTCGGGAGTCGCTGTCATCGGACAAGGTCGTGAAGGCGGGGGCCGGCTTTTCGGCCGTGATGGTGGCCCGGAGTTGGCAGCGGGCTCAGGAACGACTCACGCGGGAGGGAATCACACCGCCGGTCCGGGAGCCGAAGGCCAAACCAGCGAAGCCGTCGAAGAAGAAGTCGAAGAAGAAGGGGGAATAACTCCAGACGGGACGCGGGGCTAACAGCCGCTCAGCGTCCGGCATGTTTTTTGAAGCTTGCCGCACCGGATGTCTTGGGATAGCGTCTTGGCCTAGCCCGTTAGCAAAGGAGAAAACGGCGATGTAGGCCCATGTCCAAAACGCAGACAGCCCGAAGGGCCGGCTAAGACAGTGTCCCAGCCGACCGCAGAGGTGATGCCGAAGCACCAAAGTTCTCTCCTGGCAGTGAGAATGTAAGTGCAGGTGTCGCGGCGGTCAACAGGAAACTATTGTCTCCGCTGGCCTATCCTCCCCACTCGGACGGATTAGGTCCCGTGACTCAGTATGCATTCACCCCGGCCCTCGATTGGGTCTCCGCTGGGCTATCGCTGGCGGAAATTGGAGCCCTCACCCTCTTTGCCGCTCATGCTGATCGGGAAGGCTATTGCCATCCTGCCCAGGCTGGCATCGCTCGAAAGACCGGAGTCAGCCGCTCTTGGCTGTGCCGCGTGATTGCCAAGGCGGTAGATCTTTCCTTGATCGAAAAAGAGCATCGCTACCGCGACAACGGCGGGATGTCGTCATGCCTCTATCTCTTCCCTCGCCCGGAGCGGAAAGAGACCCGACGGCAATCCCCCTGTCCTCCAGAGAGACAGGGGCCTGTGCCTGGGAGTGACAGCAAAGAACAGACTCATTCTCACCATAAAAAAGAATCCCCCCTTACCCCCCAGGGGGGGCCGGGAGAGATGGAGAATGAACGGATTGAGGAAAAAACGGAGCGACGACAGCGGCGGAGATGCCGCATCGACATCCCCGCCCTGATGGAGCGAGTCGTCGAGCGGCTCCAGCCCATAGGGAAAGCCGATGCTCCAGGGCGGGATTGCTCACCGAGGGTCGCTGAGGAGGCTCCAGAGACGGGGGAAGCGGCGGCGGACTCAGGGCAGGCCGTGATGGTGGTGGAGGCCCCCCTGCCCTCGCTGACGACCCAGGACGAGGCCCTGGCGGAATGGGTCGTGCGGCTGGTTCGGGATGACACGCCAATAGCCCAGTGGCCTGACGCGGTGCGGGAGCAGGCACTCGCGGGTACCGCTGCCCTGGAGCTTGCGGTTGCTCACGCGGAAAAGGCTCTCCAGGGCTGCGACCCAGCGATAGCGGCCGGCATCCTTGGGACGTTCCTGTCGCGAATCCCGCTACGGGAGGATCCCGATATTCTGGAGCGGTCGGTCGTGCTGGATGTCCGCTCCATGAGCAAGATGCCGGGCGATATGCTGCGACTGTCGGCGGATCGGATGTCGGCCCAGTGGGGTGGTGGATTGCGGTGGCGACCCGGTGCCGGGGATTTCCGACGGGCGGTGCGAGAGGAACTGGCGGAGCGGCAGGAAAAGGCCCGGCTGCTGAAGGACGGATTGAATCGGGTGCGGACGGAGCAGGCTTTGGCGGCCGATGGTCGGCTGGCGGCCTTCCGGAAGCGGGAAGCGGCCCGGCGGGCCGCTGAGTGGGAAGCTATCCGAGTCGCGGAGAATCTCGCGAAAAAACCGAGCTAAGGGGAGCGATATCACATTGGATGCCGTCCGGACCCTGCTGGCGATCCAGCTTTTCAGGTTTAACACTTGGTGGATTTAAGAGTTCACCGATTGGATAATTGACACATTGTCAAATTGGCAAATTAGTCGCGGCGGTGAAGGTCCAGAGGGTGGATGTTGAGTCGCTGAAGGACACCGAGGGCGAGTATCTGACCGGGCCGCGACAGGGCGGTCGAGACTCGTTGATAACGGTCAGGGTGGAGGAGTTCGGTCACCTTGGTCAGGGCCGGGACAGCGTCGAGCAGGCGGTCGGCCGGCAGCAATCGGAGGAGTTCATCCGCTGTCTTGCGGACTCCTGGATGGGTCGGCCAGCGGTTTGGGACTCCGATGGCGTCGGGCAGTCGCTGGAGGTGTTTGGCGGCTCTGGTGGCGTCAGGATAGCTCGGACCGAATGGGATCAGGATCAGGTCCGCGACGCGGTCCATCGCCTGATCGACAGCAAGGCGATTGGCGGCTCCATCGACGATAACGACCAGTCGGTCGCTTCTGTCGTTGAGGGTCCTGAGCAGGTTGGGAAGCTTGGCGTGATCGCGACCGTCGACGTAGTAGTAGCGGCGGGGAAGCTCGTTCACCTCGTCGTGCGGGTCGGTGCTGACGACAACAGCGTCGATGCTGCGGGGCAGGGACCCTAAGCCGTGGGCAAGCAGATGGCTCAGACTGCTCTTTCCGCTACCGCCTTTCTCACCCAGGAAAGAAACAATTTTAGCCAATCTTCAGCTCTTTGATCAGGATCTGGTTGATGACTGCCTGGATGGTTGTCATGCGGCCGGTTTCCTGGAGTTCGGCGGCGACACGCTGGACCAGCTTTTCTCGGACGCGGGGATCGAGGCGGAGGGTGATCTGTTCGTTGCCGCTGTAGGGCCGTCCAGGTTTCCGCTTGGTATCCGTGTCGGTACCGGTACCAGTGTGGGTGTTCTCCACCGGGGCCGGCCCCGGTACCGGTACCGGCGTCGTCTGACCAACCGCAACATCGAGGTCATTGGCAAATGCCGCGAAGTCCTTCGTCTTGGTCCTGCTCATAGTACCTCCCTGATCGGAAATGAAACCAATTTAACCAATACCATTGCGGAGTCAATAGGTTGAAAATTGATGATTTCATCAACGCGAAAACTGATAAGGTACTCAAGTCAAAAACAAGACAATTTGAAAATCTGTAATAAGGAATATCGGGTGAGACATAGATGATCGAATATAATCTAAGAATACTCCGTCGAACTCGAAAAGGACTGTCGAAAAATTTCAGTACGAGGCTGCCTTGGTGCTGGGTGGAGTCGAGTGGGAACATGGTACCGGGACGAATATAGACGTACCTAATGGTACCGTATCCATACGATGTAGGATGAAAACTGATATGAGGACACAGAAAACATTGCCACCCTCGCAGGGTATTCTTCACCCCATGGATTGTCGCGATTGCCGCAGTAGCAGAGAGTCACTATAAACAAATTTATCAATTGATCATATAAAGAATTTTTCACTTGATTCATCTGAACGCGTAAGGCAGTGTCGAGCCTCGTTTCCAAGAGGATGGGGCACCCTTAGTGATGACAGACGGTAATCAGCCGGTGATCTCCGACGAGATCCAGCAGGCGTTTGCTGACGGCTACAATCATGCTTTGGAGGACCCCGAGCCGCCGGGTGACTACGATGTCAACGACATCGATCCCGATCTTGCCGCTCGCCTCCATAAGGCTGCCGTGGGTGATCGTGACCCTGACCCTGATGAGTGGCAAGATCTCCAGGAAAAGGTGGAGGACCAATGGCGGGAGAAGAACAAAAAGTATCGGATCAGCAAGATTGACGAGGCTGATCCAG